CCCGCGTGGTAACTTGGCGCTCACCTATCTTGCAATTGCTGAACGATATGCCCCACGTTGGCTTGTCTGGGAAAACGTGCCCGGTGTCTTGTCTAGCAGAGGAGGACGAGACTTTGGTTCCTTCCTCGGGGCGTTGGGCAAACTCGGGTATGGGTTCGCCTACAGAGTGTTGGACGCTCAGTTCTTCGGAGTGGCCCAAAGACGCCGCCGTGTGTTCGTTGTCGGATACCTTGGAGATTGGAGACGTGCCGCAGCGGTACTTTTTGAGCGCCAAAGCCTGTGCAGGGATATTGCGCCGAGCAGAGAAGCGGGGAAAGAAGCTGCCAGAGACTTTGTACCAAGCGTTGCTAACTGCCTCGAAACAACCAGCCACGATTACAGCCGAGCAGACGGATTCAACATGATTGCTCAGCCCGTTGCCATCGCCGAAAACACCATCGGCAGACAACCAATGAACGGAGGTAATGGAGATGGTTTTACGGTAGACGGCCCGATGTACACGCTGAACGCTACAGGTGTTCATGGGGTTTCAAGCGACATGGCAGTCCGCAGGCTAACCCCTACAGAAGCAGAACGCCTACAAGGGTTTCCAGATGGCTACACAGATATTTATGAAAATACACCAGATACGCCCAGGTACAAGGCGCTAGGAAACAGCATGGCTGTACCAGTTATGAAATGGATTGGCGAAAAAATCAAAAAGGTAGACAAAATATGAGTAAAGAAATGTTTATTTTTGATATTGAAACAGACGGGCTGCTAGACACTATGACTACCATTCATTGTGCAGTAGCTAAGAACTGGAAGACTAAAGAGGTGCATACCTTTGGCCCAGATAACATTAAAGACTTCGTTAATTTGATTGATGGGCAGGTAGTGATCGGGCATAACATCATTGGTTTTGATTTACCTGCGCTGGATATGTGGTTAGATTGGATGGATCTAAAGCCAATAGAACCAGCGATGGAGATTGACACCCTAGTGTTATCGAGACTACTTAACCCTGACCGTAAGCCACCAGAGGGAGTGCCGCACAGAGTCAGCCCTAACAGTTTAGAGGCTTGGGGTTACAGGGTTGGGCTTTACAAGGGTGAGTACGGCAAGCAGGAGCAGGCTTTTGACAACTACAACGAAGCCATGTTACGATATTGTATAAGGGATGTTGAAGTTACAGAAAGAGTTTACCAAGATTTACTAAAGGAGATGCAAGAGACATGATGCACTATAAAGACAGAACATTTTGTAGCCATTCAGGGGTTTGTGTTAACACTAAGTGTGACAGGTGGGTTAACTTCGATGATGTTGAAGAAAGTGGTCTACCAGTAGCACTGTCAGACTTTAAGACTGATGATTGTGGGTACGAACCTCACCCTGTATGGGACAAGTTAGTAAAAGTAGTCACAGGAGAGCAGTAATGGAAACTGAGAAAAAACAGGCGGAACGTCTTAAAAAAGTACTAGATCGTACACCTCACCAATCGCCTAGGTATGTATACAACTCTGAGACAGGCGAGACGCGCAAAGTCGTGTGGACGTATAAAGGCTGGGTAGTAGAGGAGAACAGAGATGAGTGAGACGTTTCAAGACTGGGTACAAACAACGCTCAGGGATTATGAGCATAGGCCGGGTATGCTAACAGGACGATTACATACTCTAACTGACTACAAGGCGCAAAATGCAGCAAAATTGGCGTGGGGTCACCAGCAGAAAAAGATTGATGAATTGTTGGAGGCGTTGCAAATGATGCTAGACATGAGCGAAATGGGTGGCTTTGGTAAATCTGCCGCAGAGGACTGGGCGCGAGCCGCAATTGCCAAAGCCAAAGGAGAACAGGAATGAGTGAAGAATTTGTTTTTATTGAAGATACTGTCACCACAAGAGTGACAAGGAAAGACAATAAAATTAGGATCAGAGCTAGGTCAGGTTATGCCCCAGGGGTGTATAAGCTATGTACTGTTAAAGACACCGGAAACGGTTTTATTGCTAAGATGCACAGCCGCCGTGGGCAGCATCAATATATTACGCTGGATTATTCTCACGCGGCCTATTTGTTGATGGCGCTGTTAGTTGAACATGGTGCAGGTGAGTTGATGGGTAAAATTGAAGTGTTAGAAGTAAATGGAGAAGAGTAGGATGAGTGCATTTTCTGATTTTATTAAAGAAGCTTCTGATAAAGAAGTTGTGCAAGTTTATTCAGAGGTTTTAAAAGGCATGGAAATCAGACAAAATGAAATTAGGCAAAATTTTTGGATGAACCTTTACATTATAGACAACTGGATCCCTTTTCCTTCTTCTGAGTACGGTGGTTTAGTAGTTGTTGCTGCTAAGGATAAAGAAGAAGCGGCGGAGGTTGCTTATAACATTACAAGTGAGCTTGATGTTGAGGCTTACACTGAAGAATATCTAAAGCAAAACATCGTGTACGGAACCAGGCACATAGGCTATACTGACATGTACTCGGAAGCTACAGTGGTCGATGCTTTCCTTACTTGAGAAGGCAATTTGATTAGAATATGATACATTTAATAGCTTATTGCTTTATTTGTAGAACATTATTTACACAATGAGCAAGGGAAGATAAGGTGAAAGTAGATTGGAAAGTGCCAGCTAGGATAGAGCACAAGGTTGCTAAGATCATTGCACAGCAGGAAAGATCCGGCTGGCCTTTTCGTATCGACCTAGCTAAAAAGTACGTTAGCTACCTAAAGCAGATGGAAGCGGCCATAGAACCGGACATTCTAAATCTGCTAGGGCATTACTACGAGCACAAAAACTCAGTAATGAAGCCGTTTAAGGCTAATGGTGAGCTGGCAGTTAGAGCGGACATAGGCCAGGACGTAGGTGGGCCTTTTACACCCATCACCTACCATCAAATTGAATTGAGCCAACACGCCAAGGTAGCAGAGAGATTGATGCAATTAGGATGGGAGCCTAGCCAGTACACTGACAAGGGGGCGCCTAAGATAAAACCAGATGGTGAGCCTTGCCCTAACTTAGAAAAGATCTATCCAGAGTTGGGTAAGAATCTAAGACAGTACAGCCTTTGCGCTCACCGTAGAAGGCAGATAGAAGGATGGATAGAGGCTTGCCGTGATGATGGCAGGATACCTGCTGGTGCTAACCCTAACGGCACTAACACTGGCAGGATGACACACAGGGTTGTAGCAAACGTACCCAAAGCATCAGAAGATGTATACTTTGGGCATGAGATGCGTAGTTTGTTTACACATAGAGGCGAAGGTTACAAATTAGTTGGGTTTGATGCGGAAGGCTTGGAGCTTCGCATTGCAGCGCACTATATCAACAGCGAGGCTTTTACAGATGCGCTCATCAACGGTGATAAATCCAAAGGCACTGATCCACACACGAGAGTTTTGGACGCTTGTAGGCCGTGCGGTGTGGAGACACGAGATGAAGCAAAGTCTTGTGTCTATAGCACTGTCTATGGCGCTTCTGATAGCAAAGTTGCGTCAATCCTTAATCTATCAAAAGCCAACGGAAAAAAGATCATTGAAGCGGTAGAGTCTGTGTTTCCAGGTATCTCTACCCTAAAGCCAAAGGTTGAGAGAGCATCAGCCAAGGGGTACTTGATAGGGCTAGATGGTAGAAAGATCTGGATGCGACGTGATGAGAAGGGTAAGTTGATGAAGCACAAGGCGCTGAACTACCTTTTCCAGTCAGGTGGTGGAATTGCTATGAAAGTAGTACTGTGCTTTTTGGACAGTTACATCCAGAAAGATGGCGCTGATGTTACTTTTGTAGGTAACATACACGATGAAGTACAAGCAGAGGTTGCAGAGGAGTGGATAGAATGGTACAATAGTAGTGTAGACAGAGCTTTTAAGGAGGCTACTAAGTTTTTGAAACTGCGATGCCCTTTAGCAGGTGAAGTTAAAGTAGGCGAGACTTGGGCAGATACTCACTAGGAGATAGACATGAAATTTAATTTTGATGAAGAGCAGTACAATTTAAGGATTACGGTTGATTCACCTGATACAGGTGTGTACATTTCTAAGACGTTCTTGAACCACGAGCAAACTTGGGCAGAGATTATGATTGGTTTTGTTCACGTTCTTAATGGTTGCGGGTACATCATTGATCCGGCCTTGTTTGAACAGTTTATTAACGAGTTTGAAGAAGCAAACAGAAAGACACTAGACTAGCTAAGTAGAGGAATAGATAATGGCTAAGCAGATTATTGAAGGTAAGATTGACAAGATTTACGTCAAGGACTTTGGTGAGGTAGACCAGTACGGTAATCAGTACATGATCAACATCAACGTTGATGGTCAGTGGTACGGCATGGGCAAGAAGAAAAAGCCTGCTGCTAACATCAAGGTTGGAGCTAACTGGCACCAGATTGGTGAGGGTGATGTTATCGAGGCTGTTTGTGAGACAGTTGAGCGTAACGGTAAGACTTATCACAACATCAAAGCATCTGATGTAACACTAAAGGAGGCAGGTTCAGGTGGCGGAAGTAATACTGGGCACTCTGGTGCTGCTGCTGCTAAACGAGCTGCTCCGGTAGCACAGGGTAACGATGATCGCCAGCAAATGATCATGCGTCAATCTGCTATGGGGTACGCTGCACAGATTGTAGCAGCCACACTAACCAGCAAGTCTTCACTAGACCAAGCGGCAGAAGATGTGGTGCGGATTGCAGATCAGTTCTTTGTACCTTTTGCAGAGCACGGCCTGACTCAAGATGAGATCCAGAAAGAAGAAGAAAAGCTGGAGCAGTCTACAGAGTCAAATGAGGACTTTGACGACGATATTCCTTTTTAGATGGTTTTGCCCCGGTAGCTCAACCGGATAGAGCAACGGTCTTCTAAACCGTAGGTTGCAGGTTCGAGTCCTGCTCGGGGCGCCAATTTTAGCTAAGGTAAAAGTTTTTATCTTATGAGTAAGACAAGACGGAAACAACCAGACTGGCTAAGAGAAGATGACCGCTGGATGCGTAAAGGTGGCAAGCACAGGGAACCTTCTCGTAAAGCTAAAAAACAGGACTTCTTAAAAGAGACAGAGGATTGGTATGAGTATCCTAGTTATAGACGCTGACTCCATTGTGTACGCTTGTGCTTTCTCTGCTCAAGACTGGGCACTGCTGGATGAAGATGGTAGGTTGTACGGCACTTATCAGATTAAGAGTGAGGCCAAGGAAGCAGCGATCCATGCAGGGGATACTATCGAGCCTTTCCCTCGCTCTGATGATGAGGCCAGAGAGATCACAGACGCAATGGTGGAGAACATCATTGAATCTGCTGATAACTCAGAAGATCCAGTTGATGAAGTAGAGATATGGTTGACTGCACCCAACATCGAGAATAACTTTCGGTTTGCTATTTATCCAGAGTATAAAAGCAATCGTAAGAACTATGAAAAGCCAGCCCATTACCAGACAGTTAGAGACCATTTGTTTGAGAAATGGGGTGCTATGATCAGTAGGAAAGGTTGGGAAGCAGATGATGAGGTTGCAGCAGCAGGGTGGCACTACTGGCACTATGGGGTTCACTCTAACCGTGTGATCATGTGCTCTATAGATAAAGACCTTAACAATGTACCAGGGCATCATTATCGGTGGCCTACGCACAACAAGGAGGGATCGCACTATTTCCTAACTGAAGAAGAGGCTAGACATAACTACTGGTGTCAGGTGTTGATGGGAGATAAATCAGACAACATCCCAGGACTGCACAGGATTGGCGAGAAACGCTCTTCATCCTTGCTTAGTGGGTGTACTGATGATCTGTCTTATTACAACACGGCTAAATCACACTGGATAGTTAACTTAGAGAAAGAAGGTTACACTGAAGCGGAGGCTGTCGAGAAGATGCACGTCACTTGCCAGCTTCTTTATTTAATGAGAGGTGATAACGATGAAGGATGGAGGCCGCCTGTATGAGACTATTAGATATAATGGAAGAGATTGTTAACGCTTATGATGAAGATGAGGACATTGAGACTAAGATTTTAGAGGACTTAAAACAAGAGATTGAATCTGTACTGTACGAAAGAGCGACTATGATTGACTCGTTATCATCTTCTTGGGGAGATGGATTAGATGACGAAGATTAGGTACAGGTCAGATTTAGAAAGGAGAGTTTGTAACAACCTTAGAAACAGGAGAGTCAAGTTTGAGTACGAGCCTTTTCAGTTAGCCTACACAACTGAGGTTAGGAACGCTATCTGCCCTGCTTGTGGATCTAAAGGCATGCTAAAGGAAAGACAGTACACACCAGATCTATCGTTGAACGGGGGTAACACACTAATAGAGATTAAGGGTAGGTTTACTGGCGAGATGAGGACTAAGATGATCGCTGTTAAACGCTGTAACCCTGAGTTTGAAATTAAAATGCTGTTCCAACGTGATGGTTGGTGTACTAAAAGACAGAAGATGCGCTACTCTGAGTGGTGTGAAAAGAACGGATTTGATTACGCAATAGGCGAGGTAGTACCAAGTGAGTGGATTAACTAAAATTGGACGCAGGCACCTCTTCATTCCAGATGTTCACTGTAAGCCAGGTGAGGACAGTGGTTACTTAAAAGCAATCGGTAACTTGATTGTTGATATGCAACCAGATGTTGTTGTTCACATTGGAGATCATTGGGATATGCCGAGTCTATCGGCTTATGAAGAGAGGTCTTCAGCTTACTTTCACGATAAGACTTACGCTGCTGATGTAGAAGCTGGTATCGAAGGCATGAACAATTTGTTAGGGCCTTTACGCAAGTACCAGAAACGCGCCAGCACTAACAAAAAGAAGCAGTACAAGCCTAGATTGGTGTTTTGCTTAGGCAACCACGAACACAGAATCTCTAGGGCTGTACACAAAGATCCACGGCTAGTTGGTACTGTTGGATACCATAGCCTACAACTAAAGGAGACAGGGTGGGAGGTTCACGACTTCCTAGACATCGTAGAGATTGATGGTGTACTTTACAGCCACTACTTTGTAAACCCGTTATCACTGACTAAGAACCCTTTATCAGGTAACATTGAGAACAGACTGCAAAAGGTAGGACAGAGCTTTAGTCAAGGTCACCAGCAAGTCTACCAACACGGCATGATCCATGATGCTTTAGGCAGAGCTAAGATTGGTTTAGTGTGGGGCACTTGCTACGAGCACGATGAAGATTACTTAGGGCCACAAGGTAACGCTAAGTTCTCTGGAGTGATGATGAAAAACGAAGTGAGCAAGGGCTTCTATTGCGGCATGCCGCTAAGCCTAGCTTACCTGAAGGAGAAGTATCTATGACACAAAATACAATTAAAGATGCAATAGCAAGATTAGTTGATGTAGACAATCAAATTGATGATATTAAAGAGAGGTTAGAAAGATTACAAAAAGAGAAATTTGAAATAGAGATGGATTTAATTCCCTATGAAATGAAGATTGTAACTTTAAATAACCAGTATTATCTGATCAATAATGACGGTAGGCTAATTAAGGTAGAGTATTATGATTGAAGAATTTAGAGATTTAGAAGCAGATGGTTTTGAGTTAGCTGGTGTGATGGAGTTCTATGAGAACCCCGAGACTGGTGAAGGCAAGTACCGATCTGTTCTGTTTACAACCAGCATGGAAAAAGAACTAGAAGGTGAAGAAGAGTACACTGATGGGCAGAAGATGCTTCTAGTGGCACTCACCATGTTTGAAGACTACTTAAATAGAGAGGCACATTGATGACGAGCGAAGCAATAACAACTAAATCTACCGAGATTTTGAGTCGGATAGTTGCGTTTACAAAATACGCAAAGTACGTACCTGAAATCTTGCGTAGAGAGACATGGGAAGAGATCGTTGAGCGTAACATGGCTATGCACATCAATAAGTACCCTAAGCTACGCAAAGAGATCCAGAACGTGTACGAGAATTTTGTACTCACTAAGAAGGTTCTGCCTTCCATGCGCTCTCTTCAGTTTGGTGGTAAGCCAATTCAGAACAGTCCTAACCGTATCTTTAACTGTGCTTTCATGCCAGTGGATCACCCAGATGCGTTTGCAGAAGCGATGTTCTTGCTGCTAGGTGGTACAGGTGTAGGGTACTCAGTGCAACGGCACCATGTATCAGAGTTGCCAGGTGTTGTAGGCCCACTAAAGAAGTCTAAACGTTTCTTAGTTGGTGATAGCATTGAAGGTTGGGCTGATGCAGTAAAGATCCTTTGTGAAGCGTACTTCCTTGGTAAGCCGCGCCCTAACTTTGATTTCTCTGACATTCGCCCTAAAGGTGCGATGCTGGTGACTTCTGGTGGTAAGGCTCCAGGCCCACAACCATTAAAGGACTGCTTGCACAACATTGAAAAGGTGTTTGAGTTGGCTTTAGAGGATGGTGGTCGAGGTGTAAAACTACGCCCTATCCAAGTACACGATATCATGTGCTACATTGCTGATGCTGTGTTAGCTGGTGGTATTCGCCGCGCTGCTTTAATTAGCCTGTTTAGTATGGACGATGAAGAGATGTTGACAGCTAAGCACGGTAGCTGGTGGGAGCACAGCCCACAGCGAGGTAGAGCTAACAACTCTGCTGTTATCTTACGCCACAAGGTAAGCCGTAGAGACTTTGATGAACTATGGGATAAGATCGTAGCGTCAGAGTCAGGTGAACCAGGTGTTCTGTTTAGCAATGATAAAGACTGGGGTACGAACCCCTGCGCTGAAATTGGTTTGCGCCCTTACCAATTCTGTAACCTTTGTGAGCTGAACGTAAGTGATGTAAAGGATCAGAAAGATCTTAATGAGCGGGCTAAGGCTGCTGCTTTTATCGGTACACTACAGGCAGGGTACACTGACTTTCACTATTTAAGAGATGTATGGAAGGAGACTACAGAAAAGGATGCTTTGATTGGTGTAGGTATGACAGGTATTGCTTCAGGTGCAGTGCTAGATCTTGACCTAGAACAAGCTGCTGAGGCAGTGATGGAAGAGAATGCTAGGGTTGCTAAGAAGCTGGGTATCAATGAGGCTGCTAGGACTACGACTATCAAGCCATCAGGTACTAGCTCTCTTGTTCTGGGCACTAGCTCTGGTATTCACGCTTGGCACAATGATTACTACATTCGCCGTATGCGGGTGGGTAAAGATGAAGCGATCTATCAGTACCTAGCAGAGAATCACCCTGCTCTGGTAGAGGATGAATACTTTAGACCTCACGACCAGGCAGTGATTGAGATCCCACAGAAAGCACCAGAGGGTGCTATTCTACGACACGAGTCACCAATGGATCTGTTAAGCCGTGTATCACGTTTTAACTCTGAGTGGGTAAGGACAGGCCATAGGGATGGGCAGAACACTCACAACGTCTCTGTGACTGTCTCAGTGCAGGATCACGAGTGGGACAAGGTAGGTGAGTGGATGTGGAAGAACCGTAACAACTTTAACGGTATTTCTGTCTTACCTTACATGGGTGGTACTTACAAACAGGCACCTTTTGAGGACATTACTGAGGAACAGTACGAGCTAATGGAGTCTGCTCTGACATCTATCGACTTGACGCAGGTTAGAGAGGTAGAGGATAATACAGACTTGACTGGAGAGATTGCCTGCGGTGCAGCGGGTTGTGAAGTAACGTAGCCCAATCATGTTAGAAAATCAGTGTTATGTGCGGAGTTTTGGACACGAAAGGAGAATAGATATGAGTAATGTTGATTGGAGCAAAGCCCCGGATTGGGCGCAATACTGGGCAATGGACTTAGATGGAGATTCTTTTTGGTATGAAAGCGCACCAGAGTTGGATGTGGCAGATGGCGTGTGGAGTACAATTAAGCAGGAAAGCTTTGGGTCAGAAATACGCAACGTGTTTGCGCCTGCTTTTGGAGTGGACAAGAAAGATTGGAAAGAGTCGTTGTCAGGCAGATGGCAGTATAGAAAAAAAGGAGAATAGGAATGGATAAGTACGAACAAATGTTAGCTAATAAACTTGTTGATGATGCTTATGATGAAGTCAATAGAGATTACAGTGGTGGATCAGAATTTTTTAAAGCTTGTGGACTGGATGGAGGTTATGAGCTTGTAGATTTTGATGAAGCACCTGATTGGGCTGAATACTGGGCAATGGATCGGGATGGACAAGCGTACTGGCACTCTAGCAAACCCTT